ATGCGTACTGGCCGAATTATAGAATGGTTTCCTAAACATGTTCGAATGAAAGTCTATAATGACCGAACTGGTAAGCATGAGGAGGTTACTCTTCCTAAAGAGCGAGTAGCAATTATTGAGAACCCACTATATTCAGTAATGAATGAGCCTAATGGTACATTGAAGCGACTTCTTAAAAAGTTGTCAATTCTTGATGCCATTGATGAGCAGAGTGGAGCTGGCAAACTAGACCTCATTATCCAACTTCCATATACAATCAAGACAGAAGCTCGCAGACAACTCGCAGAGGATCGACGTAAGGATATTGAATTACAACTCTCCGGATCAAAGTATGGTATTGCTTATACTGATGGAACCGAGAGAGTCACTCAACTAAATCGCCCAGCTGAGAACAACCTTATGGCACAGATTACGTATCTAACGAGTATGCTATATAGCCAGTTAGGTTTAACAGAAGCCGTGTTCAATGGTACAGCTGATGAGGCGACTATGCTTAACTATCATAATCGAACAATAATTCCAATTATTATGTCAATTATAGATGAGTTTAAGCGCAAGTATATATCTAGGACTGCTCGTACACAGAATCAATCAATCATGTACTTCAAAGATGCTTTTGCATTTGTTCCTGCTACACAACTTGCGGATATTGCTGATAAATTTACTCGTAATGAGATTCTTTCTTCTAATGAAGTTAGGTCTATTATTGGGTATAAACCAGCAACTGATCCAAAAGCTGATACGCTTACGAATAAGAATATTGCTCAGCCAACTCCAGGTGCACCAGCAGAACCGACAGATGATAGTGGAGCAATTGCTGAACAAGACAAGATTATCAATGACTTATTTGATGGATTGGACGCCGATATTGATAAGATATTAGGTGGTGAAGAGGATGAATGATTTAATCCATTACTCTTCTGCATATTATGATCCAGCAGAAGCTCATGAGTACTACTTGAAAAATCGTGAACTGAAAGGTCAACGATCAACTGGTGGTATGAGCGATCAGCAAAAAGAGGTTTGGAAAGTTTCTAAATCTAATATTGCTAATGCTAAAAAGCAAGAAGTAACTGCTGCACAAGAGTCTCGTCGACAGAAGATTGAAGCATTACAAGAACGAGCAACTCAAATGCGAGAGAAAATTGCTGAGAAACTTAGTAAGTTATCTGAAAAAATTAATGGGAGAGCTATCGCTGAAGGAATGCGCCTTGAAAAGCAAATACAAGCGAAAATGAATAGTCTCCCACCAATCCCTGCAAATGCAAATCCTGCTCAACGTGCGATATTACTTGAAAAGCGTCAGAAAGAAGTTGCTCAGATTCAAGGATCTGCCGAATCAAAGCGTGAAAGCATTGGTAAAGGTAAAGCCGAGAGTCGAGAGTCTCTTAATCAGAAGCGTGAAAAAGTAAAAGTTGAACTTAAGAGCAAGGTTGCAGAAGCTCGAGATGCATATACTGCTGCTAAGAAATCCATAGATGAAAAGTATGAGACGGCCTATCAGCAAGAGTATGACAACATCAGATCAAAGATGCCAGGGAAACCAAAACCCAAGACTAAAAAAAGGAGTACAACAAATGAAGATTCCAAAGTTTGATTTTAGTGGTTATGCTACTAAAAACGGGCTGAAGTGCACCGATGGCCGTACTATCTTGAAAGATGCTTTTGCACATCAGGATGGTTTGACTGTTCCGCTGGTATGGCAGCATATGCACAATGAGCCTGGAAACGTTCTTGGTCATGCTGTTCTGGAGAATCGTGAAGATGGCGTATATTGCTATGGCGTCTTTAACGAAACCTCAGCTGGCAAAGAGGCAAAAGAGCTTGTCGCCCATGGCGATATCAATTCTCTTTCCATCTATGCTAATCAGCTTAAAGAACAGGCCAAGAAAGTCATGCATGGAGCAATCCGTGAAGTTAGTCTCGTTCTTTCTGGAGCTAATCCAGGAGCAGTTATCGATAATATTGCATTTGCCCACGGCGATGGAACGGTTACAGAAGATGAGACAGAAGCCATCATCTATACCGGTCTGAGTCTTGCACATGCAGATACAAAAGAAACTGCTGAAGAAGGCGATGATGAGCGTACTGTTGGTGAAGTCTTTGAGACCTTGAATGAGGAACAGAAGACTGTAGTCTATGCCATGATTGCTCAGGCACTTGATGGCGAGAGTAAAGCAGAGCACTCAGATGATCAAAATGATAGTCTTAAACATGCCGATAAGAAAGTCGGCGAGGATGCAACAGTCAAAGACGTCTTTGATTCCTTGACTGAAGAGCAGAAACAAGTTGTTTATTACCTGATTGGCGCCGCACTTGAAGATGCTGGCGAAGAAGATGCAAAACATTCAAATACAGAAGGAGATTCTAACATGAAGAACAATGTTTTCGACAAGTCGACCGAGGCCGCTTCCGCTAATGTCCTGACACATGATCAGATGACCGAGATCGTTGCCGATGCCAAAAAGTATGGTTCCTTGAAGGAAAGCTTTATCGCCCATGCCGAAACCTATGGTTTTGACCCGATTGATGTCCTGTTCCCGGATGCCCGTGACGTTGCCGCTGGCGGCCCTGTTACGATCAAACGTGACCAGACCTGGGTTGACGATGTCCTGTCCAGCACGACCCACACTCCGTTTGCACGTATCCGTACCCGTTTCGCTGACATCACAGCTGAAGAAGCTCGTGCCAAAGGTTATGTTACTGGCGCTCTGAAGAAGGAAGAAGTTATCACGCTGACAAAGCGTATCACGACTCCTACCACCATCTACAAAAAGCAGAAACTCGATCGTGATGACATGATCGACATCACCGACTTTGATGTTGTCGTTTGGCTCAAGGCTGAAATGCGCGGCATGCTGAATGAAGAACTGGCTCGTGCTGTTCTGCTCGGCGATGGTCGTAGCGGAGCTTCCGAAGACAAGATCAATGAACTGAACATCCGTCCGATCGCTCTCGATGATGGTGCCGTCTTCGTTCATCGTAAACAGGTTGCCTTTGCTGAGACCACAGACAATATCATCGACGAAATCATCCGCTTGCGCAAATTCTATAAGGGTTCTGGCGTTCCGGCTTGCTATATTGGTACCGATCTCTTGACCGAAATGCTGCTCCTGAAGGATCAGTTTGGTCATCGTCTGTATAAGACTGTTCAGGAATTGGCTTCCGTCCTGCGCGTTAGCCGCATTGTCGAAGTCGAAGCCATGAATGATGCCATCCGTACCGTTGGCGAAGAAGATTTCGCTATCCTTTGCATCATCGTCAATCTTAAAGACTATACCATTGGTGCTGATAAGGGTGGTCAGGTTGCGATGTTTGATGATTTTGACATCGACTACAATCAGTACAAATACCTGATCGAAACCCGTGCCTCTGGCGCTCTTACCATGTTCAAGTCTGCCTTGATCGTCGAAAGACTTCCTGAAGGTAACTAATCCCTAATCTTCAAAATTGGAGGCTAAACCAATGGCTAAGTTCTTTGGTCCTGTGGGTTATGCCGAGACAGAAGAATCTTCGCCCGGTGTATGGACAGAAGTAATTACTGAATACAATTACTATGGTGATATAATTAAAAACATGAATCGTATACGTGATGGAGAACAATTGAATGTTAATGTAACAATTGATAATCAGATTAGTATCGTTGCTGACGAGTTTGCTTATAATCATTGCCAGTCTATGCGCTATGTCAAGTGGCTTGGGGCTCTTTGGAAGATCAGTTCAATAACTGTCCAGAGACCCCGCCTCCTCCTATCTATTGGCGATATTTATAATGGTCCTGTACCAATTATACCAGAACCAGAAGACGAGGGGGATGAAGAACCATAATGGGACGCCGACTTGATCTCCACGAAATCTTTGCTACATTACTTGGCTCTCGCAATGTTTATTTTCAACCACCTGCTACTTTAAAGATGCAATATCCTTGTATTCTTTATAACAGGGGCAAGATTGATAGTAAGAGTGCAAACAACAATCTCTATAATAGCACCGTTGGGTATAGTGTAACACTTATTACATCTGATCCAGATAGCGCTACTTTAGAGAAAATTCTTCAGTTGCCACTTTGTCGATTTGATCGGCATTTTACAGCTGAAAACCTAAACCATGATGTATTTACCCTATATTATTAAGGAGGATTCCTAAATGACTAGACTTACATGGGATGCCACTGGTGCTCGTCTGTATGAAACAGGCGTAAAGAACGGCGTTCTCTATCCGCAAGATGTTAATGGCGCATATCCTTTGGGTATTGCTTGGAATGGCTTGACTGCTGTCACCGAGAGCCCGAGTGGTGCTGAAGCTAATCCGCTGTATGCCGATGACATGAAATATCTCAACCTTGTCTCCGCTGAAGAATTTGGCGCAACAATCGAAGCTTACACATATCCTGATGAATTTGCGGAATGTGATGGCTCTGGTGCTTTGGCCGTTGGTGTCTATGTTGGACAGCAGCGTCGTAAAGCCTTTGGTTTGTGCTATCGCACCATTCTTGGTAATGATGTCGATGCCAATGACTATGGCTACAAACTGCATCTGATTTATGGTGCACTTGCTGCCCCTTCAGAGAAGAGCTATGCCACTGTTAATGATTCCCCAGAAGCTATTACTTTCTCATGGGAAGTAACAACTACTCCAGTTGCTGTTACAGGTTTCAAACCGACTGCTTCTGTCACAATCGATTCAACCAAAGTTGACTCAGCTAAACTTGCAGTTCTTGAAGATATTCTTTATGGAACTCCTGGTTTGGCACCATATCTCCCGCTGCCTGACGCTGTTGCCGCTATCTTTGCTGAAGCCGCCCCGAGTGCTCTTGCCCTGTCCTCTATCGTTCCTAATGATGATGCTATTGATGTCGCAATCACGGCTAACATTGTTATGACCTTCAACAACAAGGTTGCTGCTGAAGCAATCGTTGTTACTGAGGCCGATGGTACGATCGTTGCTGGTGCGAAGACCTGGGATACTCCTGGAAAGATCCTTACCTTCAACCCGACAGCAAGCCTCGACAACTCTACCGTGTACCTTGTCACCATTGCTGGTGTTGTGGATATCTACGGGCAGAGCCTTGCCGCTTCTGTCAAGAACTTCATGACAGTTGCCTAAATAATCAGCTAGTTAGTGACTCTCTGAAATACGGGAGTCACTTTCTAGTACCTTTGAGAGGAGACCCACTATGCTTAAGAAAACAATTACTTATACTGACTTCGATGGTAATGAACGCAAGGAAGATTTCTACTTCAACCTTTCCAAAGCAGAAGTTATGGAAATGGAGATGGGAATTCTTGGCGGCATGACAGAAATGATCAAACGGATCGTCGATGCAAAAGACAATAAACAAATTATTGAGGTTTTTAAAGCCATGGTTCTTAAAGCCCATGGTATTAAATCGCCAGATGGTCGTCGATTCGAGAAGAGTCAAGAAATTCGTGATGCTTTTGAGCAGACCGAAGCGTACAGTGTACTATTTATGGAGCTTGCAACAAATGCAGAATCCGCTACAGCATTTGTTAATGGGATTATTCCCGTCAAGCCCAACTAATAGAAGAGAGGAGGATAGAGAGAATGTTACAACTAGAGATACCAGAACGCGAATTTTTTGATGAGGAAACATCTTCATTCATAGTGTATAAGAAAGAGTCTCTACAGCTTGAGCATTCTCTCGTCTCCCTTTCAAAATGGGAGTCAAAGTGGCAAAAACCGTTCTTAAGCCAAACACCTAAAACACTTGAAGAGACTACTGACTATATCCAATGTATGACTATTACCCAGAATGTTAAACCTGAGATCTATATGAACCTCCCCCAAGAGGTTTACACTAAAGTTGAAAATTACATCAATCAACCAATGACTGCTACATGGTTTAATGATCCTCCAAATGCACCTAAGAGTCGAGAGATTATTACTGCTGAGATCATTTATTACTGGATGATTGCTCAAAATATACCGCTTGAATGTCAAAAGTGGCATTTGAATCGGCTTCTAACCCTTGTGCGAGTTTGCAATGTCAAAGCACAACCGCCAAAGAAACAAAATCGAAAAGAGATGTTGGCTAAACGTAATGCACTTAATCAATCACGTAAGGCGCAGCATCAATCGAAGGGATGACCTCGATGAAAACAATTATTGATATTTCACATCATCAGAAAGATTTTCCTTGGGATCTAGTTAAAGATGAAATTGATTTTGTAATTGTTCGTCCAAGTCATGGAATGAATGATACCGATAAAGAATGGTTGGATAATTTGGCATGGCTCAAAGCTAATCCAAATGAGAAGTTTGCAGTATACCATTACTTTTACTATCAAGAAAAAGCAAAACATGATGCTGAAGTCCAGAACTTCCTAAGACATATCCAGCCATTATTAAAACTTAGGAACTTTACAAAATTAGCGTTTCTAGATTTTGAACATCCTAGTGATATTGGTAATCTACATCCAATAGCTGATTGTAGTCCCATGGCCTTAACGGGATATTTAATAGCGGATTGTAAATTACTTATAAGTAAAGGATTTATTCCTGGATTGTATGCTAGTAGAGATTGGCTGCAATCTAAAATGTATCCAAATCTGTTCCCAGCCGAGTGTGTTATTTGGCTCGCTCATTATACAGAAGAAGCTGGTAAAACTAACTATCCGTACCGATACGATATTCATCAGTATTCGAGTACTGGACGACTTGAAAAATCAGATGCCTATGCTGGAAAACTTGACATGGATTATATTAATCCGAAAACGAAGTTTAAAGTATTACTTGACATCATGTTTCATAAGGAGGAATCAGCAATGCCACTCGGTCAATCATCTTCTGAGATAAGAGATGCTCAGCAAATTCTAAAAGATAGAGATTATACAATTACTGTTGATGGTATATTTGGTCCACAGACAGTAAGAGTCCTCAAAGCATTCCAGAAAGACAATGATATTCCTATTACAGGAGAACTTGATGCGGCTACATATGAGGCTCTGCATTCAATTAGAGAATTTTCCCTTGCTAGGGATGGTGATAAATTAGTCAGACCCGATTGTCCTAATTTCTACGTGCGTGAGTTTGCATGTAAGGATGGTAGCGACAAAGTTCTTATTTGTCTTACTACTGTCAAACGTGCTCAAGCAGAGCGTAATAGACGTCAAAGAGTTATGCATATTATCTCTGGATATAGGACGGATGCCTATAATCAAAGCCCTAAAGTTCGTGGAAAGAAGAATAGTCTACACACAAAAGGGTATGCTATTGACTTCTACTTCGATGGTATTAAACCATCAGCTATATTCTTAGGATTGACGTTAACTTTCCCCGGCGGTCTTGGAAAGTATGCTACGTTTACTCACATGGATAGTGGTAGACGTCGCAGATGGTTTGGCTGAGGAATGTCCAACGTCCCTGCCCTTATCACCCGACATATAAGTGCTCATCAGCTATGTTCGAAGGCGGTTGTGACGATATCCATTTAGTCCGATGTCCTTATCACCCTGAGAAGAGTGATATTCAACTACTAAAAGATTGGTATGAAAAACGACAGTAAGGAGGATCAACATGATTGAGTTTAAGCAATTTGGCGATTTTAAGAAATCCAACCGCTTCCTATCAGGAATAAACCGAATTAGATACAATGCAATTCTAAATAAATATGGAAGAGATGGAGTTCGCGCCCTTGCTGCAGCTACGCCTGTTGACTCTCGTGAAACAGCATCTTCCTGGGATTATAAAGTTTCAATTAAAAAAGGTCAATTTTCTGTTACTTGGATTAACTCAAATGTAATTGACGGCGTTCCAATTGCTATTCTTCTGCAATATGGCCACGCAACACGTAATGGTGGTTATGTACAGGGTCGTGACTATATTAATCCTGCTCTCAAACCAATTTTTGATAGGTTGGCACAAGAAGCTTGGAAGGAGATAACAAGATTATGAGTAGATCAGTTGACGAACGCGTCGTACAGATGCAATTTAATAATCGGCAATTCGAATCCGGAGTTAAGGAAAGTCTTGGTACTCTGGATAAGCTGAAAAAAGGTCTTAATCTAGATGGTGCCGCTAAGGGTTTAAACAATCTTAGTGA